TGCCACAGGAGCGTATGCAATGTGTCGCCGCCACAGCAGGACCGAAGCGTCGCGAGCCGATGGCGGCCGGAGCTAGACAGTACGAAAAGCGGAGGCTTCTTCCCACCAAACGGTTATCTAGTTTTGAAGGAATGAAAAAATGCTTGACAGATAAACATTAATCAGTATAATAATAAATGTCTAAAGGAAAGCTAACTAAGATAACCATTCCGCAGTAGCTCAGTGGTAGAGCAATCGGCTGTTAACCGATTGGTCGCAGGTTCGAATCCTGCCTGCGGAGCCACCTTGGAGAGCTGTCCGAGTGGTCGAAGGAGCACGATTGGAAATCGTGTAGGCGTGAATAGCGCCTCAAGGGTTCGAATCCCTTGCTCTCCGCCACTTATCAAAACATGGCCCGTTGGTCAAGTGGTTAAGACACCGCCCTTTCACGGCGGTAACACGGGTTCGAATCCCGTACGGGTCACTTCTTTGTGGAGGATTAGCTCAGCTGGGAGAGCACTTGCCTTACAAGCAAGGGGTCGGCGGTTCGATCCCGTCATCCTCCACCACTTTCAATCGTCGCGGGGTGGAGCAGTCCGGTAGCTCGTCGGGCTCATAACCCGAAGGTCGCAGGTTCAAATCCTGCCCCCGCAACCAAAATGGTCCCGTAGTGTAGTGGTTAACATGCCTGCCTGTCACGCAGGAGATCGCGGGTTCGAGTCCCGTCGGGACCGCCATCATTTCAAAGCTATGAAATAAAAAAATTACATAGGGCTCGGTAGCTCAGTCGGTAGAGCAAAGGACTGAAAATCCTTGTGTCGGCGGTTCGATTCCGTCCCGAGCCACCACTAAATAAATAGAATATAATCATCTTATGATTTATATGCCGACTTAGCTCAATTGGTAGAGCAACTGAATCGTAATCAGTAGGTTGCGGGTTCAAGTCCTGCAGTCGGCACCATTCCGTGGAGGGGTAGCGAAGTGGCTAAACGCGGCGGACTGTAAATCCGCTCCCTTTGGGTTCGGCGGTTCGAATCCGTCCCCCTCCACCATAATGAAGGGGCATAGTTTAATGGTAGAACAGAGGTCTCCAAAACCTCCGGTGTGGGTTCGATTCCTACTGCCCCTGCCATTCTGACGATCATTATGGCGGCTATGGCGAAGTGGTTAACGCACCAGATTGTGGCTCTGGCATGCGTGGGTTCGATTCCCACTAGTCGCCCTTTTGCCTTTAGTGTTGGGGTATAGCCAAGCGGTAAGGCAACGGACTTTGACTCCGTGATGCGTTGGTTCGAATCCAGCTACCCCAGCCAATCATGCGGAAGTAGTTCAGTGGTAGAACACCACCTTGCCAAGGTGGGGGTCGCGGGTTCGAGTCCCGTCTTCCGCTCTCGATCGAGGCGGCATAGCCAAGTGGTAAGGCAGAGGTCTGCAAAACCTTTACCCCCGGTTCGAATCCGGGTGCCGCCTCCACTTAATAAAAAAAGTGTTGACAAGCTAATAATGATATGATATAATATTAAATGTCGCGCCGATGTGGCGGAACTGGCAGACGCGCACGACTCAAAATCGTGTGGGGTAGCCCCCCGTGTGGGTTCGACTCCCACCATCGGCATCCTTGGAATTCGATAGCCCACGGCCAAAAGTCGTGGAAGCCTTGATACGACCGCGTTTGCGGTCGTTTTTCATTTTCAGGAAATCCCGAAAAAAACGATAGAATCCGAAAAAATTTTGCACGAATTTTGCACGGCTATTTTGCATGATATAGATCATCCATGATTTGATCGAGGAGCATATTTTCCGCTTGTTCCAGCTCGTCCAAAATGTGCGAGTAGGTCTGCAATGTGATCCCTATATCCTTATGGCCAAGACGCTTTGAGATATATTTGATGTTCGCTTTCCGGTATAACAGCATCGAAGCGTGCGTATGTCTCAAGGAATGCATCGTCACCTCTTTTAAACCAAGTTTTCTACACAGCGTTTTTAGTGTTTTGTTAACAGCGTTATTGGACACTAACTCCATCTTCGTGTTCACAAAAACAAGATTTTTCTCGTTCCTCAATCCGGTTTTCATGGCCACCTCATTCTGTGCTTTCCGCAGTTCTTTCAATATTTTGCAGGTGTCTTCATCGATCTTTATGGTTCGCTTCGATGAATAGGTTTTCGTATCGGCGAAATCATTCGTAAATTTATAGTCCCAAGTCTTATTGATCGTCACCATTCTGTTTTTGAAATCAATGCAGTCCCATGTGAGCCCTAATATTTCCGAAAAACGTGCGCCAGTTGCCAGGGCGAAGAGGATAATATACCGTGAAATATATTTCGGGCGCATATCTTTTTTGATTTCGGCAATCAATTGTTTCGCTTCTTGATAGTTTAGATATTTTAGTTCCTCGTCTTTCCCTTTTTTCTTCCCTTTCACCACCACTTTATAGGTAGGATCGCGAATGATCACTCCTTCTTCGATGGCAGCTTTAATGCATTCTTTGATGTAAGTATGACGTTTTTTGACGGTTTCAGTCGTTCTCGTTTCCGCTATTTCATTAATAAACTTCTGGTACATATCCCTTGTGAGTTCTTTCATCTTTACCCCTTGAAAGTATTCCTCGACTAGCTGAACGGAGTATTCCACATTTTTATCATGCTCTGGACTGTGTTTCCCCTTTTTGTACAGCTCGAACCAATTCCGCATATATTCAGGGAAAAGCTGATCTGCGGCATTAATATCATAGCCTTTGTGAAGTTGTTTCTCCAATTCAGCGGCCGCAAGCTCCGCTTCTTTCTTCGTCCGAAAACCTCCTTTCGTTTTCGTTTTATATTTTCCGTTTTCTTTGTAGGAAACACGATAGCGCCAGCCGCTTTTGGTTTTTTGGATGCTGGCCATGTCTTCTCCCTCCCTATGCAGAATGTATGTTTGGTTTGAGGTCAAAATTTTTTTAGATGCACCACCTCCTCAGGGACTCCATACGCCGCCGCGGCTTCATAAATGGTTGCATCAGTACCGCGATATGTATAAAGCACATCATCCGACAGAAGCAATTCCACGGCAAACTCATTCGCCTCCCTTTCCACTTTATCCATGCAGAAAAGTGTGTTTCTCCTTAGAAAAGATGTGCTAAGTTCGGGATGCAGAACTGCATGCCCCAGCTCGTGCGCGCATACAAAGCGTTTCATTGGCTCGTCCAACTCTGAATTGATGTGAATGATCTGAATCCGACGGAACGTATGATGATACCCGTATATCCCGCCCAGCGGCTCAAACAACAGCACAATGCCTTTCTGTGATGCAATCTCGAAGGGGTTGTTCGTGCCGTGCTTTCGGATCAGGTTCTCTGCGATTTGTTTGATCTTCTCAGCCATAGCGAACCCCCCTGAGATGTTTATTCTTCTTTACGATATTTTTTTGGTGTGAATTTTTGCTTTGCGATACGTTTGGCGAGACGAAGCGAGTTTTCCAGCGACGCGATGAGCAGCTCCCGATCCTCCTCGTCGAGTTCGTCAATGTCCATTCCACCAAACGCTGTGAAGCCGCTTCCTGTTTTGAGCCCCCTAATCAGCCTTTCTAATTCCTTCTGTATATCGCGCTCGTCCTTTTCCGTGAGTTCGGGGAGCTTTGGTTGAGCATTGTCGTCGAGATATCCAGCGGCTTGCATGAGGTCTTCATAAGAATGGCCTAGTGCTTCAGACAATTTTTTAATTGTCTCTGGTTTAGGAACACCTCTTAATCCATTTTCAATGCGTGATATTTGAGCCGAGCTTACCCCCGAATACAGAGACAATTGGTTGACTGTATACCCCTTTTTCTCACGCAATTGCCTAATATAACTCCCGAACTGTTTTGCCTTCGTCATAATTCACTCACCCTTACCAATTGGTAATATCTAAAATAATATTACCGTTTGGCAAAGGGAAGATAAAGATTTTTTTGAAATAAGTATTGCCAAAAGGTAATAAATGTGGTATATTTTAATTGCCAAAAGGGAATGGGACGGAGGTGTTAAGGTGCGTGTCAAAATCAAGCATGAAAAATTAAGGGAATATATGAGGCGGAATAATTGGAGCGAGAAAGATTTGGCTGAAAAAATGGGTGTGTCCTATGTAACAGTATACAGAGTGCTTAGGAAGAAAAGGGAGCCGGGGAACGAGTTCATAGCGAAACTGTTAAATGTTTTGAAAGGAGCTACTTTCGAAGAGCTCTTTTATTTAGATGGTGCTGTTACCAAAAGGGAATGGGAGGTGAACAAATGAAATGAGTAAAGTTTGGTGGTCGATGCAAGACCTAAAGGAACGCACCGGCTACAGCGAGGATTGGCTTAAAGAGAACATCCTCTTGCACCCTCGCTATCGACAAATGCTTGATTTAGAAAACGGCGGCTTCGTGTACTATCCGGAACGGAAAGGCGAACGATGGTGCTTCATCGCTTCGCAGATGGAGGAGTTTTTGCAAAAGCATTTTCGAGACATATTCACGAAAAAGGGGGATACTCATGCAAATCAAAAACCTCTCGTTCGATGAGTTGCCCAGCGGCGTCAGAGAAGTAGCGGATCGGGCGCTGGCGGAACGGAAAGTCAGAAATGTCTTTCGAGTCACTGAATTGGATTTCGGTGACGGCCGGGTGTACTACGAGATCAGCGCGATCAGTGACAGCTTCATTTTTGAGCTGAGTGTCAGCGAACTGGGAGTTGAACACGTCAACCGCATCGGAGTGGATACGGTTCGCGACGCGATCAAAGCGCATCCAGAACGCTTCGGCCTCGAGTGAAACGGAGGTGAAAAACATGAACATGGAATGCCCACGTTGTGGCGCAGAAGCTCGTTGGGAAGTAGTGGAAATCGTTGAGGGGAAAGGGTACGTTTGGGAAGCAGAATGCGATGAGTGCGGTTGGGAGGATAGCAAATACGAGTTTTGAACCTCGAATGAGTCGATTCAACCTTGAGAGAAAAAAAGGGGAAGGGCAAAGAGGGCGGCTCACCTTCTTTGCCAACTACTCCTTAGTGCCTATCCTCAGGCGCGGGATGTTGTCCTGTTTTTCCAAACTTCCTCATGTTTTTGGCCAAAGGTTGTCCTGTCTCCTGCGTCTGAATATGGGCGTTAAGGGAAGGGGGTGATTCGTTGCGGCATGATGACAAAACAAAAGTGCGTATCCGCATAGGCGAACTTCTAAACATATGCCGCAAATGTCCGTATGGAGGTCTTCGCAACAGCAGTCGATATGTACAACAATGCGAAACGTGCGATGTCTACAAAGAAATGCGGGCGCTTGGAGATTGGCTCATCAATACCAATCAGCACCCGAAAAAACAAAGGATCAAGAAATGGACAGAGAAAGAACGTGAACTTTTGCGGAACAACATCCATTTGCCAGTGAGAGAGCTGGCGAGGATGCTAAACCGAACCATCCCGTCAATCAGAAACCAAATTGAATTACTGAGACGAAAGGGGCTGATATGAATGGCTGTGGAAAATCCGATGACGCTTAACGTGAAATGGGAAGAACCGCGCGTGATCGGCGAGTGTGCCGGATGCTTCTCTGACATTGTCGAAGGCGAAGGATACATTGAGTTTCCAGACGGCCTTCTCGTACATTACGACCGTTCATGCGCAATGAACTTTTGCCTAGAACATGGCGAATTGAAACATTTTTAAAGGGCTCACTCAGCTTCCAAAAAGGAGAGAACTGCATGAAGTTGTACGAATTAGCAGCCAACTATGCCGAGTTGCTGAATATGGCTGAAGAGATGGATTCAGAAGCGATAGTAGACACATTAGAGGCCATCCGCGATGAAATCGAACTCAAAGCCGAGAACATCGCGAAGCTGATCCGGAATCTCGAAGCGGATGCCCGAGCGATTCGAGAGGAAGAAAAACGGCTGAACGAAAAGCGGACGGCTATTGAGAATAAGGTGAAACGGCTAAAAACGTATTTGTTCGAGCAGTTGGAACACGCTGGAATCCAAAAGATTAAGCGCCCAACCATCACGATTTACATCCAAGACAATCCGCCGTCCGTAGACGTTGTGGATATGTCGGCGATTCCGGCAGAATTTTTGAAACAAAAAGTTGAGGTAGACAAAAAAAGCATTTTGGAACGGATCAAAAACGGCGAGCGAATTCCAGGCGTTGAGCTGAAACAAGAAAAAGGAGTGAGAATTCGATGACGAAAACAGCCGAACAACCGAAACCGCTCAATATCTATCAGAAACTCGTTGAAATTAGAAAAACGGTCGATGTGTTCGTAAAAGATTCGCAGGGGTACGGCTATCGTTATGTATCCGGCACGCAGGTGCTGAAAAAGATTCGAGAAAAAATGGACGAATTGGGCGTGTTGCTCGTCCCAATCGTCCTCAACCAAAACCATTCCATGTTCAATTATACCGTATATGATCGCGAAAATAAACGCGAACGGCCAAAAACAGACTTTGTTGTCACTGGCGACATGAAATATGTATGGATCAACGCTGACGATCCGAGCGATCGCATCGAAATCCCTTGGCAGTACATGGGACAACAAGACGACATTTCAAAAGCGTTTGGCAGTTCCTTGACGTACACAGAGCGATACTTTCTCATGAAGTTTTTCAGCGTGCCGACCGATGAGGATGATCCTGACGCGAGAGATACGAAGACAAGACAAAATGGACAGCTTGACAACGGGAAAAGCAAAAAGGCGAGCGAAAACCAATTGAAATACATCGACGCCCTTATTTCACGAAGAATAACTGCCGATTGGCCAAAAGAAAAGCTGTACGAAAAGCTGAAGGAAACGATGGGTGTCGATAGAGAGCCGTCTGAATGGACTGTCGAGGAGGCGAGCAAAGCTATCTCGATCATAACGGGGCGGTTCGAATGAAAACATGGTTGAAACGGTTCGGGGAAGCGTATTATCGCTTCCTCGAAACCGATGAAGATACGGATGCGATTTTGAGAGAAACGAAGCTGGATTGGCTTCCCTACGCCGTTTCCGGCGCGATTCTCGCCTTGATTCTTATAGGGAATCATTGCCTTTGAAACTCGGAGATGAGACCGATTGGTCACAAGAAAGAAGAAAGAGAAGGTTCAAAAGGCATTTAAAGAGGGGCTCGAATATCAAGTGGATTTGCCGTTTTGCTATACGTGGATGACTAGAACGGAACAAGAATACGAAGCATATGCGAAGGGATACGTACGGATCACCCATCCCCAATTCAGGGTGATAGACGTTGATAGGAATAGACGGCTAGCTATTTGCATTCAAGAAAGGCCAGAGGGGGATTCGAAATGAGCAAGCTTCTTCTTGACGAAAAACCGCTAGTTATCTTGCCGTCATTGGCTAAAGAGATCGGGCTAAACGAGGCAATCATCTTGCAACAGTTGCATTACTGGTTGCAAGAGAGCAACAACGAGCGCGATGGGCAAAGATGGATTTACAACACATATGAAGATTGGCAGAAACAATTTCCTTTTTGGTCGGTGACGACAATTAGAAGGACAATCAAAAAACTAGAGAATCAAGGGATTATCGTATCCGACAATTTAAATTCGATGAAGATTGATAAAACAAAGTGGTATCGGATTGATTATGAACGACTAGAAGAAATCGTTTCAAAAGAAAATGACATATGGTCAGTCCATGTGACCAAAATGACCAATCGAGATGGTCAAAATGACCATATGGATGTGGTCAAAATGACCACACCAATAACCAGAGAATACACAGAGAATACTACAGATATAAAAGATGTTGATAAGGACGAGACGATGGATGATCGATCAGAAGAAACGACAGAGAAAGAACGTGAAACCGAATGCAATCCTGTTACCGAATTCGAGAAAGCATTTGGTTATCTACCGCCTTCTATCTTGCAACAAGAGTTTGAACAGATAATTGAGAACGGACAATTTCAAGAGCCGGAAGCGATCATCGTCGAAGCGATCCGTTTGGCGCGGAAACAGATGCCGCGCAATCCGGCACGCTACATCTCTAGCATTCTACGAAATTTCGAGTTTATGGGTCTGTTCACTCTTGAGGACGTAAAAGAGTACAACGAAATGTTCGAGCAAAAGAGAAAGCAACATGCGCCGCGCCGCCGGCAATCGCCAACCGAGATCAACTGGGATGAACTTTAAAGGGGGGAACCGGCGTGACGAGAGAGCAAGTGAAACACGTCATGAAGCTCATTTCCTTTGTCTACTCGAACTTTGAAGTATCAAAGGAGAAAGTAGACATTTGGTACGACTTGTTGGCGGACGAACCGTTTGACTTGGTGCTGTCCAACGCCAAGCGACATGCCAAGGAAAAGACCTATCCGCCTACGATCGCCGAACTTTGCCATAGAGAGGAACGGCCGGCTTATTATGAGCTGTATGTTCATAACATGAACGCCGGAGAGGACTGGCCACAATGAGCGTCGAGGCAGAAAAAGCAGTGTTAGGGACATTTCTTGAATGTCCCTACCTGCTCAAAGAAACGGTTCTGACCGAAACGCACTTCAGCGATCCGAAGCACCGGAAACTGTTCGCTGCCATGAAGCGGATCGCACAGCAGGACGAATTGGATATTGTGACGCTTTCAACGAGAGAAGATGTGGCTAATTTTGGAGGCCTGTCCTATCTCAACGAGATCTCCGCTTTTGCGAACGAAACGAAATTCGATCAATACGAAGTGCTGGTTCTCGACGAATGGAAAGAGCGAGAGAAGCGGCGGATTCTTGTTGTGGCGGCGCAGGAAAATTGGGATGTTGACAAGATCACAACCGCGCTGACCCGTTTAAACGAGGGGCGGATCACCGACCATCATGACATCAATGATTTGCTACAAGAGGTAGCCGAAGCGCCGTGGGTGCCGACCGAGCGGAAAAGGGGTGCGCCGTCGGGCATTAGCGAGCTTGACAAAATGCTAAATGGTTTCAATGATGGCGATTCGATCATTTTGGCAGCGCGACCGTCGATGGGGAAGACCGACTTCATGATCCATTTTGCGAAGAGCGTCGGATGGCATGGGTACTTGCCTATCGTGTTTTCGCTTGAAATGGCGGCCGATAAAATACGCGACCGACTCATCGGTTCGATTGGCGGATTCAATCGGATGAAGTTGCGAAATCCGTATCACGATTTGTCAGAAGAACAGAAGCGCATGTGGATCGAAGTCATTGGGAAGGCATCCGAAACACACATGCAAATCTTTGACGGCGCCGGACAGAGCATTGCGGATATTCGTTCGAAAATCAGAAAGTCCATCAATCGATTTCCAGACAGAAAGCCTGTCGTGTTCATTGATTATCTCACATTGATACGGCCGGAACGATATTACGGCGGAAACATGCATTTGCAAGTCACCGAGATTTCCAGAGCGATCAAGGAGACGGCAAAAGAATTCAGTTGCCCGATCATCACACTGGCGCAACTGTCGCGAGATGTAGAGAAACGAAGCGACAAGAGACCGCTTATGTCGGACATCAGAGAGTCGGGAAGCATTGAGCAAGACGCGGACGTGGTGATCTTTCTATACCGCGACAGCTATTACAACGCCGAAGCTGATCCCCGCGTTGCGGAAGTCATTGTGGCTAAGAGCCGCAATGGAGCGGTCGGGACGGTTCGGGTTTCATACAATCGAAACACGGGGGTGATTCAAGATTTATACCGTTCATGAACTGATGAAAGAAGCCATTCGTGACGAAGCCGCTTCTCTTATCTATACGCTTCACTATTTTTTGTCCGCAGGACGGATACGGCGTGACAGCACGATGGATGAACTCGAAGCGGCTATGGAAAGCGTGGCTGAAGAAGATACACGCACCATCGCGCGTCTTATTGAAGAAAACCCTTTGAAGGTGTACGAAATTCGCGTCTTTTCATTGAAAATCGGGCAGGGGCGATTTGCCTTTGTGTTTGCCGCAAATGAAGAAGAAGCAAAATCGTTTGTTCGGCACAAATACGGCATAGAACCGAAAAACTGTTTTCAATATCCGATAGATTTTCCTGTTTCGATTGGCAATCGCTTCACAACTTTTCGAGAGATGGCAAGAGCGAAGAATTCGTTTCCGTCACTGGCAGGATTTTATCAAAAGGAGGTGAGGGAGTGAGTTTCAAGGAATGTCGAGCCGTTCCCAAGAAAGTGCCGGAGAAGCGGAGAAAACGGAAAGCACCTTCGTCAAAAACGAGAGGAAGCATTAGCAAAACCGAGTACAATCGCATGATCGAAGTGTTTGGCTGTCGTTGCATGATGTGCGGTGATCCGCGAATTGAGGCGCACCATGTCCGTTTCCGTTCTCAAGGCGGGAGGGGGAAGTGGAGAAACCTTGCTCCCTTATGCCACTGCTGTCATCAAGCTGTTCACCAGAATCGGGCGTTGGCGGAAAGGCTGATGGCGATGAGGGAAGACATGTTTGGGAAATGGTACTGGGCGGACGAATACGACTTGTATGAAAACGGGCTAATCAAAGAACCGCTAAAGGAAAACTTCGAAGACTTTATGAGGAGAGAGGAAAATGAAGAAGTGGTACGTCATTGTACAGGAAAAGAAATCGGTGGATGGTGAGTGTTTGATAGAGATCAAAACCATAGAGAGCCGACCAAAAAAATTTGCGTATGTTGTGTTTGCCGAGAAATAGAAAGCGAGGGATTGTCATGATTAACCGCGTCATTTTGACAGGACGGCTGACGGACGATCCGCAGTTTCGGTATACGCCAAGCGGAGTGGCTGTTGTCACATTCACACTGGCCGTTACCCGTCCGTTTGCGAATCAAAACGGGGTGCGGGAAGCTGATTTTATTCGTTGCGTCGCATGGCGAAAACAGGCGGAGAACATCGCAAACTACTTGAAAAAAGGAAGCATGGTCGGGATCGACGGGCGATTGGAAACGGGTAGCTATGAACGGAACGGACGGAGGGTTTATTATACACAGGTCGTGGTGGATACGGCAACATTTCTGGAGCCGCGCAACGCTTCGAATTCGGGCAGGAAACAGAGAGGGGATAGGGACACATTCGAACAAGAGAAAAACGCCTCTAGGAAAGCGAGAGAAGCGTTTATGAAGCCGTCAGAAGAGCAGAGATGGTTTGATGATCCTTTTGCTGATAACGGGGAGCCGATCGAAATAAACGATGACGATTTGCCGTTTTGACGAAAGGGATGGTAGAGGGTGAAGGGAACGGATAGAAAATGGTTCGATGGCGAAACGTCAATAGAGCCAGGAGATTGGGTGTATTGCGTCAGCGTAAATAGCGCGTATTGTGGATGGTTAGGTTACGTCGAGTGGGTTAGACCGCCCGTAGGAATGGTTCAGTTCACTCTTAACCACGATGAAAAGCCTGTTCGGAAAAGAAAACAAATGTTGCTTCGACAATTGGCGCTTGTGGATCAATGGGAACTGACGAGGGAGAACATCGATGACATGGTGAACATCGCATTGGACACGAGCGATCAAGAATGGTTCGAACAACTGATAACAATGAGAAACGAGAAAGAAAGGGAGGAACAAAAATGGAGAAAGTGAATAAGCGGATGCGGCCAGTCGATTTGTTCGAATTGGAACTTATCTCTCCTGTGGAAAGCCGATTTGATATTGATTGATGGAGGGAACGAAAATGGGTTCACTCTACCGCTATTTTCAAAAATCAGAAGTCGAAAGGGAGATGAAGAGGCACAACGCGATCCAGCAGTTGCGGCAAATGGGGATCAATGAATTTAAAGGGCAGCGAATAGACGAATTCGATTACGAGGAACTGAAATGGATTTTGGCAGTTGAGCGAGCGAAGCGGGATGAATAATCGAGGGGGAAAAGAAGCATGGAACTACGTGAACTTTTTGAGGTACAAGGAGAATTGGATGCGCATATTGAGAAGATTCACCCACGCAAAGAAGGCGAAAAACGGTTGGAAGAAAAGATTTTGGCGTTGCAAACGGAGCTTGGGGAGATCGCGAACGAATGGCGGCAATTCAAGTTTTGGTCGAATGATCGCAAGCCAAGAACCGACCAACTTCTTGAGGAATATGTCGATGGATTGCATTTTGTCCTTTCTATCGGTCTTGAGGAATCGGAACGCTACGGACAATTGGTGCCAATTCGACTAGGCCTGCCGGATGAACTGACGTCAATTTGCTATGAAACGACGATTCAGCAATTCAATTATCTATTCTTTGAAATCGGGCGCCTATACGACAGCGTAACGCTCCATGAAGTTACAACAGATACCGAAGTCGAGGAAGCCTATGAAAATATCGTTCGTATGTTCATCGGATTAGGAGAAAAACTAGGGTTTTCGGAAGAGCAAATTGTCGATGCGTACAGAAAGAAGAACCGAATTAATCATGAGCGCCAAAAACGTGGATATTAAACGAGGTGCGCCTATGAGATTCGTTGGCATTGACCCGTCTTTACACACGGGATTGGTCATCTTAAGCGGTCAGGGAAAAATCATTGAAGCGAAAGAGATTTCGAAAGACGGAAGCGATCCTGCACGTATGAATGCGTTGATCCAAGAGGTCACTTATTATGTTCAGCCGGATGACTTTGTAGCGATCGAAGGATTCGGGTATGCGAGTCAGCGTGGATTCCTTTTAGGCGGCATCGGATGGGGGATGCGGATGGAACTGTACAGACGAGGCGTTCCATATATCGATGTCGCCCCGTCCCTTGTGAAGAAGTTTGCCGGAGCGAAAGGAAATGCAAATAAAGAGAAGGTTGTGCTTGAGGTGTATAAACGATGGGGATTTGAAAGCGACTCGAATAACGTTGTCGATGCGTTCGTATTAGCGCAAATCGCGAGGGCAGCCAAAACTGAAACGAAGCTCATTCAGGTGCAGAGAGAAGTATTGAGCAAACTTTTAAAAGAGAGGGAATGAAATTGACAAAACAAGAAGACGTACGCCCCGACTATTACAAGGTAGGGGGAATCGAACCTATCGATTATATGAAGGCGAAAATGACGCCGGAACAGTTCGAAGGATTTTGTTTAGGGAACGTATATAAATACACGGGACGTTATCTCTACAAGGGAGGATTGACGGATTTAAAAAAGCGAGATACTACCTTGAGCGTTTGATCGAAACAAAGGAGGAGCACGATGAACGAAGCGACGGATAAGGAGTTCGAAGAATATACGCGATTGCATGGCCGCTATATCCAGCAGATTCGCTTTTACGAAGAGCGGATGGATGAGCTGACGCCATATGAGCTATCGAGAATGGAATATCTCTATACCAAACTTGAGCAAGTGGCGTGGCAAATTGCCGGATGGTACAAGAAACGCGCCAAATACCATGAGGGGATGGCAGAGATTGCACAAGGCCAACACTATCGAAAGGAGCGCGAAAAGTCATCAGCGACTGACGCCCAACATTACAGTCGGATCGCGAAGGGAACACAGTTGAAAATCGCTGGACAGTATGAAGGGGATTTCATCACATGGCGCGGGATCGCCGGAACGTACGAGCGAGCCGCGAATGCGATTAAGGACATGATTAAATCTATAACCATGGAAGAGTAGAGGCGGATGAATTATGAAGCAGTATTTGGACTTGTTGCGCGATATTCTTGAAAACGGTATTGAAAGGGAAGATCGGACGGGAACGGGAACGATTTCTGTGTTCGGGCGTCAGTTGCGCTTCGATTTACAAAAAGGCTTTCCGTTGTTGACGACGAAAAAACTTCACATTCGCTCGATCATCTATGAACTGCTGTGGTTTTTGCGCGGTGATACGAACATTCGCTTCTTAAACGAGAATGGAGTGACCATTTGGGATGAATGGGCGGATGAAAACGGCGACCTAGGGCGCATTTACGGCGCCCAATGGCGTTCTTGGAGAACATCAGACAGTGGAACAATCGATCAAATCACGAGAGTGATCGAGGAAATCAAGCACAACCCGAATTCGCGGCGGCTGTTGGTCAGCTCATGGAATATCGGAGAACTCGACCAAATGGCGTTGCCGCCGTGTCATTACGCCTTTCAGTTCTATGTCGCGGCTGGCCGGCTGTCGTGCATGTGGCAACAGCGTTCTGTCGATACATTTCTAGGATTGCCGTTTAACATCGCGAGCTATGCCCTATTGACACATATGGTTGCCCAACAGTGTGATTTGGAAGTAGGCGAGCTTATTTTTTCCGGCGGCGATGTTCATTTATATAAAAACCATGTGGAGCAGGCGAAGTTGCAATTGACGCGCGAACCGCGACCGCTGCCCAAACTTGTCATCAAGAGAAAACCGGATTCGATTTTTGACTATCGCTATGAAGATTTTGAGTTTGTCGGATATGATCCGCATCCGGCGATCAAAGCCCCGATTTCTGTATAAAAGGAGGGCATCTCATGACCGCTGTAAAAATTGAGAAAGGCGTAGCTCAATATATCGAACATAATCTTTATTACTACTTCGAATATGTGCGCGACATTCAGCGTTTAAAGAAAGATATTCTGTTCGGTCGGGCAAATTATGACGAGAATGTGGGGGGAGGGCGCGGCAATCTCCCTTCACGGCCAACTGAACGACGGACAATTGAACTGATTACCCATAGGCGCTTGGAGCGTTTGGAGCAGATTGTTCACGCGATTCAAACGGTATACAGATCGCTTTCACCGGAGAAACAAAAAGCGGTACAGTTAAAGTATTGGTCAGGGAAGAACTACACGTGGGAGCAAGTGGCTAGCCAAATCAATGTGAGCGAGCGGCAACTGTATCGTTGGAGAGATCAGATCATTTATGATATTGCGAAATTGTTGGGAGAGGTGAGTTCATAAAAAAAGGTATGTTTTTACCCGTGGTGCTAGTTGAGCTTTAGCGCTCAACTAGCCCAAGTGTAACCAGGGAATAAGCTAACAATATACCGTCTAGTGCCACTTCAAATCCGATAATCGAATTGGCTCGGATCCCCGTGATGCGATAGTGGTCAACCAGAACCGAGAACACCGTCTCGATCACTTTGCGTTTTTGTTGGATCCACTGCTCCCATGCCTCGGACGCACGATGTTTCTGGTTTTTTCGAGACGGAGTCCAAAGCGCCATTTGGTATTCTTCGTACAGCCTTTTTTGCAAGTCACGGCTAATGAATCCTTTGTCCCCGAAGTTATACGGGTGGGGAATTTGGGTCATCACGCTTTCGGCTGCGATTCGATCGTGGCAAGATGCTTCCGTCACCACATACCCCATTGGCAGCCCTTGATCGGTCACTTGAAGGTGCAGCTTCAACCTGTAGTACCATTGCTTTTTGGAAGCGCAATACCCGATGTCGGCGATCTCTTGAAACCGTTTGACACGATGCATTCTTGCCGTATGGCACAACGGGAGCGGCAAGCTGTCCACGACGGCATAGGCATGATGTTGACCGCGTTTTGCCAGCTCATGACGGATCCATTTGATGGCGAAACCAAGCGCCCGGCAACGGCGGTTGTATCGGGAGCGTTCAAGAAACGAGCCGTTTGTGAACAAATTTCCCGTGACAAAACGATGCCATGCCCGTTCGGATGTAAAACCGAGCAGCTTTCCTAAAAGATGAATGGCGATGATGACAGCGTCCTCTTGCTTGACCAAATGGCGATTTCGACGATGAAGATGCACCTGAATGCATGAAAGTTGAGCAGAAACAAAAACGAAAATGGCGGCATATTGCTTTTGAATCTTGGCTCGATCTGTAGTAAAATGAAAGTGCTCTTGCATGGGGATTCTCCTTTCGAATGGCAGGTCGCACTTTCATTCTACAGGAGATCCGCCAGCAAGGGCTATTTTTATGCTTGCTCAAGTTTATCTAGCACCACGGGTAGGTTGTGTAAAGAATTATTGAACGAATGGAGAGATCACTTATTAACTAACGGATTCCCTTTTAAAGTGCAAAATTAAAAATAACTTTTGAAATCACATTAAAAAAGCAGGGTAATTGTCATATCAAATTACCCTGCTTTTTTCTACCTATCATTTCCTCTTTGGTAAATCAAAAATATAAATAATGTAAAATTTTTTATCCAAAATGTAATATATATATTGAATTATGTAATATATATTGTATAAAATGTAATATATAATAAATTACATTCAGAGGGGGTTTTGAAATTGTGAAAAACAATCTTAAAGTTGCTCGTATCCAAGTAAATCTGACCCAACAACAACTGGCAGAAAAGGTTGGTGTAACTCGCCAAACTATCAGTTTAATCGAAAAAGGAAAATACAATCCTACTTTAAAATTGTGCCTCGAAATTTGTTATGCGGTTAATAAAACGTTAGATGAAATTTTTTGGGTAGAAAAGGGAGAGTGATTAAATTGCAAAAAATAAAAGACGAACGATTATTATTGAAAAATCTGCAAAATTTACGAATTGCCTACATTTTACAGACGCTTGGAATCATCGGAATATTAGGCTATGACCTAATAACAAAAGGAATAGATGGAATGAGAGAAAATCCATTATGGTTTGTGTTTATCCTTACAACGGTCGTATTAGCTTTCTTATCAATGAACATTAGTGTGGAATATGAAAGTCAAAAAAGGTCACCCAAAAAAGGATTCCTAATATCACTTGTTGTATTAACACTTATTTCAACTATAATAGGAATCCTCACATCATTAAGTGAAGGCTTTACTGCAATTAATGGTGTTTTAATTGCAGGAATAATTTTTATATGTGGAATCGTTCCGATTTCTTATCTATATTATTTGAGAAAGAAAAGAATAGATGATCATACAGATTGAAGGAATAAACAATTGGAAAAACTTTTTAAAAAAGGCTCTTCACCACAAGTTGTACTTGATCATTGAAGATCGGTGTGCATAGAGAAAATAGAGGGTACAAAAAATGCGAATTTTCCTGTATGGTAAAGGTGTCCAAACCAAACCATTGGAGGAAAATTCGCATGTACGCTCAGTTTATCAAAGAACTCATCGATTTACCAGATGTTTTGATTCAAAAGGTGCGAAAAGAAGAAGAACGTTGGATTTTCGAACTTTCTCTTCCCGAACAATGCCCGTTATGTCCTGTTTGCTTGAAACGCACGATCAAAATGACAGGAAAAAAGAAGCAATGGATGCATGGGTATGCTCAACGGATCGGCATCTTTTGGGTGGAACTCCCTGTGGAGCGTAGACGTTGTTGTACATGTGGCATGACATTCAGCACGTCTTATCCCGGAATTTCCCCTCGAAGTGCAGCGACGGATGCGTTTCAGCAATGGGTGGCGCAATCTTGCATCGGAACATCCATTCAGGCGGTGGCTCGTATGCTCAAGCTTCCGTACACGACCGTTGAACGCTGGTTTTATACCCATGCCCCTTCCTTCCTTCCTATCGAATGACATCCAACCAAAGGCAGTTTGTGTCGATGAGTTTGCGTTTCGAAAAGGACATGATTACGGAGTGGCAGTCATGGATGCCGAAACGGGAGAAGTGTATGCCGTTGAAGCAGGAAAGAACGAGGAAGCCATTGGACGTGTGTTGGCTCCTGTGTCTGGTTCTGTTCAGTATGTCGTGAGTGATTTGGCTCCAGCGATGAAAAAAGCCATTCAAGGGGTGTGTCCGGAAACGAAGCATGTGGTCGATTATTTTCATGTGATTCAATTGTTTACGGAAGCGTTGGATCGATGCCGCCAATCCTTCGGAAAAGGGAACAAGAAACACGGGCATGTTCGGTATGTTTGCCGCTGATTGACCCAGTGCCCCGAGAAACTCACCGAGGAGGAGCGCCAAACGGTGCGGGAGTGGCAGAAAGAGAGCGATTCCTTGCAGGCTGTCTATCAATCCCTTCAACATTTTCGTTATGTATCCAAAAGCCAAAGCGAGCGACAAGCGAAACGTCGTTTGAACGCCTGGGTTCATCGGTATTTGTTTTGTCCTTGTTCTGCTGTTCGCGCCATCGCAAAATCACTCGTCAAACGAACAGACGAAATCATATCGTGCATTTTATCCCCTTATTCAAATGGGAAAATGGAGGGAACAAATAACAAGATCAAGCTGATGAAACGTCGGGGATACGGATACAGAAATATCCAGCGTTTTGCATTGCGGGTTCGGCTAGAAACAGCTAACATACTTTCATGACAGGTGCAAGTACAACTTTTGGTGATGAACCAAACTTATTTATAACACTGTATTTTTGTCGTGTAAATGCCACTAATAAGTGAAAAGCTTCCATCAGCGTCACCCGATCGGGTGACGTTTTTATTTGCGATGAATTAGAAACGCAAAACAGGAAACAATAAGTTCATGTAATATAAGCTACGGTGAGAGCATGAAGTGAGGTTTATGGTTATGTATCCATACAGCGACAAAGAAAAAGCCCAACGTATCTACGAACGCCACAAGTGCAAAAACTGTATATGGGCGAAGTGGCAAGTGCCATATCTTGTTTCCTGTCCATTTGTGCGGTGTGTGTGGATGTCGGAATTTGACGAAAAAGTGATGTAGGAAAATCCATTCTGTTTTGAAACTAACCAAAGGTGGAGAACAATAAAACGTCAAAAACATGTCAGTTTTGGCACGTTTTTTTGTGATAAAATGATATTGGACAAATAAATACCCTCAATACCCTCTACCATGTATGTGCGTGAGTGGAGCAGACTAACCGAGAAGAGCCCAACGAATCCCTTCCCCGCAAAGAGGCTGTCGCTGATTGAGCGGCGGCTTCTTTGTTTTAGTGACGAGTACGAATGTCGGAATTTGACGAAAAAACTATGTAGGAAACTATCTCCTTTTGTTGAAATACAACACAAAGGGGGATTATGAACCGTGGAAAGAAATATGGATTTAGTAAGAGAACTACTATTTATTATCGAAAAAAATGATGATAAAAAAGAACTGCCCATTCCTAAAGATTGGGATAGGGAAGTAGTTGCATATCACTTGAAAATTTTAGAGCAAGCAGGGTTTGTAGAAAATTATACAAAGTGGGCAGGAAATGAACCGTTGTGGATTTTAGCGTCACTGACATGGGATGGACATGAATTTCTTGATTCAATTAGAAACAATACAATTTGGAATAAAACCAAAGAGGGTATTAAAGGAAAGGGACTAGAAATTGCTTCAGTCCCTCTGGAAGTAATAAAAGAATATGCAAAACTACAAATCAAAGCTTTATTGGGATTGAATTGAACGCGCCTTCTATGGCGCCTTTTCTTTTTCCAAAAATAAATGAATTGGAAGGTGGTGAAGAGGGCATGACAAAAAACAAAAAGGGACGTCCAATAAAACTCACTCCCGAATTGCAGGAAGAACTCGTAAAAGTGATCCGAGCGGGCAATTACATTGAAACGGCCTGTGCTTATGTCGGGATCAACAAAACAACATTTTACGATTGGTTGAAACGTGGAGCGCGGGAGAAGGAACGTCTAGCGAAGAACCCGAACGCCCGACCGAAGAAGAGCGAAGCGCCGTTTGTCGAGTTATCCAACGCAATAGAAAAGGCATTGGCGCAAGCGGAGATACGGGATGTAGCGATTATCGGAAAGGCAGCGGAGGAAAATTGGCAGGCGGCCGCATGGCGGCTTGAGCGAAAGTTTCCCGAACGGTGGGGGCGTAAAGAACGCTTAACCGCGGACTTGAACCATTCGGGGCAGGTGGCAACTCATGGGCAATACGAAGTCAGAGTGGAACACAACATCGCCAGCGAGCTTCTCGAAGACGAAGAAGCAAGGGAGCTTATTAAGCGACTTATCCGAAAGCGCAATGCTAATAAGCGAGATTCTGAATAATTTAGACGCGCTTGAAAAAGAGTTGGCCAAAGAAGATTACTCGGTCTATTTGGAATACACTCATTTTGGGCGCTATCGCCCGTCAAGACATTCGGATTTGATTTGCGATTATCTCATGAGAGTGGAACGCGGCGAAATCGACCGTCTTGCGATTTTTATGCCGCCGCGTCATTCCAAGTCCATGACCGTCACAGAGACGTTCCCGTCATGGTTTATCGGGCGAAATCCAAACAGGCGAGTCATCGAAGTCTCCTATGGCGATTCATTGGCAAGGCGGTTCGGGAAGGCCAACCGTCAAAAGATCGAACTGTTTGGCGAGGAATTGTTTGGCATTCGTCTTTCAAGAGACGTTAATTCGGTGACGAGTTGGGACGTCGAAGGGCATCGCGGCGGGATGATTTCGGTCGGGATTGGCGGCGGGATCACAGGGCAAGGTGCGGACTTGCTCATCATCGACGACCCGATCAAAAACCGCAAAGAGGCGGATTCGCTCACGTATCGAAACATGCTGTGGAATGAGTGGCAAAACACGCTATCCACCCGTTTGCAACCCGGCGGACGGGTTATTTTAATTCTCACAAGATGGCATGAGGATGACCTTGCCGGACGGCTTTTAGAACACGAGCCAGAGCGGTGGACAGTGGTTTCCTTGCCTGCGATTTGCGATTCCGAAAACGACTTGTTGGGACGGAAAATCGGCGAGCCGCTGTGGCCGGAGTACGGATTTGACGAGAAATGGGCGGAGGAAACGAAGAAATCAGTCGGATCGCGAACATGGAACGCGCTCTACCAACAGCGTCCAACGCCGCCAAGCGGCGCGATCATTCATCGTTCGTGGTTCAAGTATTACAAACAAGCCCCTCAAATGGACGAATACATTCAATCGTGGGATTTTGCGTTCAAGGATACCAACGACGGTTCGTTTGTCGTCGGTCAAGTATGGGGCAGGAAAGGCGCGGACAAGTACTTGCTTGACCAAGTCCGTGCGAAGCTGTCTTTCACCGAGTCGATCCGTGCGATTGTCTCGCTCACGTCTAAATGGCCGCAGGCGCAAGCTAAACTTATCGAAGACCGCGCGAACGGGACGGCGATTATCAACGCGTTGCGTCATCAGATCAGCGGCATGTTGCCTGTTGTGCCGAACGGAACAAAAGTCGAGCGGCTGAATGCCGTATCGCCGCAATTCGAAGCCGGAAACGTCTATATTCCGCATCCGAGCATCGCGCCGTGGGTGCATGATTACGTCGAGGAATTGGTCGCGTTCCCGAACGCGCCGACCGACGACCAAGTGGACGCGACATCACAGGCATTGCGATACCTCGACCGAGCCGGAACGAAGGGAACAATCAAAGTCGACATCTTCTAACAGAAGGGAGGGAAGCGGCATGGAGAAGAAAGCAGTGGCCAAGGCGTATGTGTTAAGCGACGGAGAAATCATCGAAGAAAGCACGCTTGAACGCTACGCCATCAAGCAAGGGGAATCGAGAGCCCTTCCAAACGACCGGTTTGACGGCAAGTATGGGGAATTGGGGCTTGTCGAACCTCTTTACAATTTTGAAGCACTGGCACAATTGCTCGAAATCAACCCGTACCATTATCGAGCGGTTAAAACGAAGGCGCGGGATACTGCAGGGCTAGGATGGTATCTTGAAGCGAAAACGAACAACCCAAGCGAACAGCAGCGCGAAATCGCCATGCAGTTTTTAGAGAACCCGAACCCGTACAAGACGCTGACCGACATCAATAACAACGTGATGGTGGACTACGATTCCATTGGGAACGGATATTATGAGGTCATCAGAGCCGAAGACGGCACGCTTGTCGGTCTGGAGCATATTCCGGCGCATACGGTTCGCGTTCATCAGGATATGAACCGATATTGCCAAATTCGCGGCGTGAAGAAGGTATGGTTCAAGCGGTTTGGCTTTGAAAATGATGTGGACTACGTGACGGGCGAAATCGTTCCTGCCGGTTCAATTCCGATCGAACGACGTGCAACAGAAATCATTCACGTCCACAATTATACGAGCCGGAGTGACTATTACGGCTTGCCGGACATTTTGCCCGCGCTAAGCGCGATTATTTCCGACCGGGAGCGGGCGGAGTACAACATCAGTTTCTTTGAAAATCACGCCGTTCCAGCGTATGTCGTGACGGTGACAGGAGCGGAACTCGACGAGCAAACGAAGCAATTGATCCGACGATACTTTCAACAGGACATCAAGAAAAATCGGCATTCAACCCTTGTAGTGACGGCGCAAAAGCCGCAAGGTGATTTCTCGGACACGCCAGTCGAAATCAAGTTCCAAGCGTTGTCCGTGGAGACGAAGGAAGCAAGTTTCCGTATGTTGAGGGCGGACAATCGCGATGAAATCTTATCCGCGCATGGCGTTCCGCCTTATCGCGCTGGGATTGTCGTCGAGGGGTCGCTTGGCGGCTCAACGGCGAGGGAGTCGTCCGAGATTTACAAGCAATCGGTCATCGAGCCGCGACAGGACATGCTTGAGAATGTGATGAATCGATTGCTGGTGGTTGGGCTAGGGGTGACGGACTGGCGTTTTCGTTTCAAGGACATCGACACGAAAGACACACAAGCGAAGATTGAGGAACTGCGCTTTTTGTTTGAGGTGGGCGCATACAGCCCGAACATGATTTTGCGCGAATTGGGCAGAGACCCGATTGACGATCCGAACCTAGACAGGCATTTCATTTTTGGGCAACCGCTCGACGCTTCGCAAGAGGAAACGAATGCGATATTGAATTCGCTGAAACAATTGCACGCCAAACTCATTGACATCGCCACGAAAGAGGGCGGTAAGCATGTGTGAAGTGTGCAAGCTGTTGGACATGGATCGCGAGCTTGTCGCGTTCCTTGTTGCACATGGAGCGCTTCCTGCAATCAAGGAACAGGATGAGCGGATCACCGAAATTGAAGAAAAATTGGCGCGCCGGTTGGTCAGCCTGCAAGTTGGGCTGGAAAGTATGTTCATCCAGCGGTTGCGCGAGCTTGGCTATATCCCGCTGTCGATTCTCGAACAGGAAACGTTTATCGCGGATATTCTTGATCCGATTTTCGCGGACATGGAAGAAGAGATTGCCGAAGCCGCTGTCGAAAGTGCGGTCGTGGCGAGGCAATTGACGTTTGAAGAAATTCTCGAACAGGGCTTGGAATTGGTGTTTACAGAATTCAGTGAACGCGTTCTCGAAGAATTGCGAGAGCGCGTTTATGTGTTTTCGGACGATACATTCCGGCGAATTAAAGGCGATTTCCGCGCTACGCTGATTCGCGGCTATGAAGAAGGAAAAGGGATTGACGACATCGCTGTGGATTTGCGCGCGGACTTCCAAGACCTGCGAGATCATCGGTTGCGGACAATCGCGAGAACCGAAGTGCAGGGAGCGCAAAATATTGGTATTATCCAAACGATGCAAGATTACAACGTCCGGTATAAGCAGTGGCTGACGGTCAGAGACAGCCGAGTGAGGGGAAGAAAGCCGAAAGACCGCGCCGATCATTATTCCCTGCACGGACAGGTGGTTCGGATGGATGAACGTTTCTCCAATGGGCTGATGCATCCGCTAGACCGATCCGCTCCCATCGAGGAATGGATCAACTGCCGATGCCGATGCCGTCCGTATATCCCGAAAAAGGGCGAGGCGATCACTCGAACGCCTTACTATCCGTAAAGGGGGTGATTCCATTCAAGGGATAACTCGTTTCTTGAAACGATTCCGAATAGAAAGGAGTGAGAGGATGAAACACGAACTCACCGCGCCAGTCACGCACAAGAACGAGGAAAAGCGGATTGTGTTCGGACCAGTTCTCGTTCCGAACGAGCCGGACAGCGACGGTGACGTGGTATCCGCTGAAAAAATCGAGGAAGTGGCGCACAAGTTTTTAGAGCAGTACGGCAACATCGACTTGCAACATACGCTGAACAATGTTGGCAAGGTGGTGGAGTCGTACATCTTGCCGTTTGACTGGGAGATTAACAACGAATTAACCGTGCCGAAAGGGAGTTGGATGATGGGCGTTCGCGTTCAGGACGAGGGAGTCTGGCAGGCAGTGAAGGAAGGGAAGCTGACGGGCTTCTCCATCATGGGCGTCCCAAAAGTGGCGTTGAAATCAAAAGAGCCGGCGAAACGCACGACACTGGCCGACCTAGAGCGAGAAGCCGGTGATTGGGTAGTCAACGCCGTTTCCCTTGTTGACGAGCCTGCCGTGCCGAAAGCGAAGTTTATCGCGATCAAAAGCAAGAACAGCCGAGAAGAAGCGGTGAAAAAGGCGATCCAAGGCTCGTATGAATACATCGCCGATTTACTGCGCCGGAAAGTCTATCAGACGTTCGACAACGGCGTGTTTGATTCGTATGTCTATTCGATTTTTGACGATTCGGTCATTATCCGTGTTGAGGATATGTCAAACGGCAAAACGCGGTTCTTCCAAATCGGCTACACGATGAACGAACAGGGAGACATCGAGTTCGTCGGTGACTTGCAAGAGGTTCGCATCGTGGAAAATGTCGTCCCTGTCGAGGAACCGTCTCCGCAAAGTGTCGCTGTGGCCGCGCAGGCGGCTCTAGGAGGCGCGGAAAGCGAAGGGCAAGGGGTAACCCTTTCAAGCGAAGAAAAAAGCCCACAGCAGGCGAATAAAGGCCTTTTTGATAGATTGAAAGAAAAGCTGGGGCTGAAACCGTCCGAAAAGGCAGGGCGAAAAATTTCTGATGCGAACTACGAGAAGCTGAAAGCCGCGAAGGAAGTCATTGACGAACTGTTGCGGATTGCCGAAGAAGAACGAGCAAACAAATCGAAAGAAGGTGATGACGAAGTGAAAGTCGAGGACGTTCAAAAAATGATCGATGATTCGTTGAAACCCGTAAATGACAAACTGTCGGAAATCATGAGCACGTTGAAAGGAGCGGCGCCGGAGAACGAGCCGCAAGAACAGGAGCCGCAAGAGCCACAAGGACAGCAAGAGGAAGGCAACACCCAAGGCGAAGCGGCGGCCAAGAGCAACGATGAAAACTACAAAGAAAAATACGAGCAAGTCATGAAACAGCTTGACGAACTCAAACGGAAAATCCCGTTCTCGAAGCGGCTGACGGGTCAAGATGGAGCGGCGGAAAAATCGAAGACGCAAGACGAATACGACCGCGATCCGTTTGGGTTTAAGCGCAAGTAATTTGTGTCAGACACAAAATTCAAACAAAGGAGTGTTGAACATATGATGACGAACGACATGCTTCTTGGAAAATTGGAAAATGTCTTGAAAGCCATCACGACGACTGACCTTGGCGCATCTCGTTTAACTCCGGCCAAGCAACAGCTTTTCGTGCGGACAGTTTCCGAAGCTACACGCATTTTGGATGAAGCACGCCGGATTGACATGACGAGCCACACACACGACATTGACCGTATCGCATTTGGTTCTCGAATTTTGCAAGGGGCGACGGAAGATCAAGCTCCAAGCGGCGAAGCGAAGCCGGATTTTAGCACGAACAAACTTGAGTCGGTGGAGGTCATTGGTATTTCCGGCATCACCGACTCGACACTCGAGGACAACATCGAACGTGAAGGGTTTGAGGACACGCTGATTCAGTTGATTGCCGAACGTGTCGGTGTAGACCTTGAAGAACTGTTCCTCAACGGCGACAAAGCGAGCAGCGACCCGTTCTTGGCGAAAACGGACGGCTGGCTCAAGAAAGCGGCCAACCTTGTTCAAGGCACGACCGATTTTGATCCGACCAATGTCGAAGCGATGTTTGACGCGATGATTCAGGCTTTGCCGAAAAAATACCTGCGCGACCGTTCACAATGGCGTTTCTATGTGCATTGGGACATTGAAGACGCCTACCGTGACGTCCTCCGTGCTCGTGGCACGGGACTTGGCGACACGGCACAAACGACTGCGACACAATTGGCGTACAAAGGAATTGCGGTCGTCGATTCGGCCAACATGCCTGCCGGAACGGCGTTCTTGGTCAATCCGGCTAACCTTGTTTACGGCATCTATCGCGACATTCGCATTGAACCGGATCGCCAACCGAAATTGCGCCGGACGGACTTTGTCACGACGTTGCGTGTTGACTGCCACTACGAGGACGAAAACGCGGCTGTCGTCGGTAAAGGATACACTGGCTGATGAGGTGAGCAGGGATGAAAACATTAAGAGTGACGAACAAAGGGAAGAAAGCTCGATACCGCCTCGGTGTCGAGTTTCCTCCTAATCAAACTGTCGAAATCACGGTTTCCAATCGTGAATATCTAACCGTGAAAGCGGTGCGGGATTTTGAGGTGGAAATCGTGAGTGAAGGCGACAAAAGCGAAACGGAACATCGTCACGAAAGTGCCGAACCCACCGAACCTGCCTTGGACGTTCAAAGCATGACGATTGACGAGGTGCTAGAGGCGGTCAAAGAAGGCAAGCTGTCCGTTGACGAAGCGTTGTCCCAAGAGAAAGCAGGCAAGAAGCGTTCTACGCTCATCGACAAGCTCGAAGCGTTGAAAGAAGAGTGATAGCCGATGCCCTTGTTTGAAAAATCAGTGACCGAGGTGGTGACTCCGCAGGACGTCCGTGATTTGACGGGCGTTTCTGCGGAGTATTTCCGCTTTCCGAATGCGGCTGATCCCGAAGCGGCGCTGGATGATTTGCTGTCGACATGGATTGAGCGGATCGCGTCACATATCCATGCTAGGCTCAAACGAACCGTTCTTGAAACGGATGACGACTATTTGGCGATCCAAGACGTTTTGGTGAGGACTGTCGCCAAAGTGGTGGCGGTAGCCCAACAGCAGCGATCCAGCCCGATTATTCAAATTGACGATTTTGCCGTCTCCATTTTGAACACATCGGACGTCACTAAGGATTTAGGGACAGAATTGCGGCCGTTTATGAAGCAAAGTATTGACGTTTTCCTTTCATCCGATGACTTTGTAGAGGCGTGATAAATATGTTTGATGCTGAAATTAGGATGGACGATTTACGGCGCTTGATTCCACGCATGAGAGCGGCGCTGAACCGTGCAACAGAGTTGACCGCGCTCGAAGTATGGGGCAACCTCATGGAGTTTTCGCCGCAAGACCATGGACGCTTGGCCGGATCGTGGAAATTGCAAAAACGAAACGCGCGGTTCTATACAGTCGGAACGAACGTGGAATATGCGCTCGTGCAAAACTACGGTTCTGGACCATATACGATTTACCCCCGACGGGCACAAGCGTTGCGGTTTGAAGTGAACGGGGAAGTGGTCTTTGCCAAAAAAGTCAATCACCCGGGAATTCAGCCGAAACGCTTCATCGAGAGATCAATTGCCGCAGCCGAGCGGCGAATTGACGATTTCGTTGAACAGGCGTTGAGGGAAGTGAAATTGATATGATTCAAAGAAAGTCTCTCAAAGACATTCACAAGGAGATTCGGACGAAGATTCGGGAAGTATTGGAGCAGGCGCCGGAACTCAATGAAATCAAACGGATTGTCTACGGGGAAAAGGTGAGAGTCGGGACGTTGCAAACGCCTGCTATTTGGATTGTGCCGGAGCCGTATGCCCCGAACTTGCTTGGCGGCCACACAGCCGACCATGACATACGGTTCAATTTTGTCGTCCTTGTCAAGGCGAGCGACCCCGAAGAAGCGCTTGAGAAAGCACACGACTTGGCATTGACGGTCTATGACGTGTTAGTGCAGGATCGAACGTTAGGCGGAGTCGTATCCGACGTTCGCCCGACGCAAGTTGATCCGGCCTACGAGATGGGCAACAACACGCAAGTCTGTTGGTCTGCAGTTCAATTTGATTTTCGAGTGAAACGGAGGGAATAGCATGGCAAAAGTGCCAAAACACATCGGAAAAGGCGAAGGTGGCGCTGGTGTTGCTCAACTGACGGCGATTTTTTATGACTTGATTGACGACTTGAACGAACTGCGAAATAAGCAAATTGCCTTGTTGCAGAAACTTGACGCGGACGCCGGAACGGCGGACACAAACTATGAAGCTACCCTAACCCCTGCACCACTCAAGACTGTTAAAGAGTGAGGTGATAACACATGGCAATTACTCGCTACTTGATGATTGGCGAGGAAACAGAATTCGGGGTGGAGGCGGCGCAATATGCGGAAACGCTAGACCCCGAAAGTGTTTCGATTGAACCTGCCGAAGACGACAAGCTGATTTACGAAGGCATTTCCGGCTTGGATCGCGTGGCGCAATTGGGTGTGTACTCAACAGGCGGCGCGATTACGTTGCCACTTGACGACAAGGCAACGGGCTGGTTTTGGAAGTGGGCGTTAGGCGGCTATGAAGTGACAGGGGATGGCACGACCGGTTATACGCACACGTTCTATCCGGCTCGTAGTGCGCTGATGCCTTCATTTTCAGCCAAAGTCGGGAAGGACATTATGGAGCATGTGTTCCTTGGCAACGTGATTGAGTCGCTTGAATTGGAGATCGAGAACGAATGGGCGCTGCTAACGGTCAACACGTTAGGTGCATCGGACAAACGTGCGCCGTTGGCCACCAACATTCAATTCACGGAAGGGAACGTCTTCACCGCGCCAATGGCGGCGCTTGAAAAAGACGGAACGGATATGAGCGCGTCTGTAAACAGCTTGACGCTGACGGTGGAGACAGGCGCGGACATTGAGGGTGCCCAAGGATTTGGCTCTCGTTTCCCGAAAAAAGCGTTCATGGGTTCGATGGTTGTTACGTTAGAGGTTGCCCTTGGATTCGATAGTGACCAAGAGTTAATCGCCTTTTGGGGCGGCACGGACGGTCCAAGCACTGACACATTGCAGGAATTCGGCTACACGTTGCATCTAGGAAGCAATTTGGACATCATTTTCCCACGGTTGATTTATACGGCGTCGAGCCAACCTGTCGAGGGACGGGAAGGAATTGTTCAGACGGTAACAGCAAGAGCCTTGTTCGACCAAGCAACGGGAACAGGACCGATTCAAGTATCGCTGACGAACGACAAGGCATCGTATACAGTCGCATGAGGATAGGCAAAACGCTTATCCTCATCTGTTTTTTTAGAAGGACGAAAACAAACGGAATTTGGAGGGAAAACGAATGGCTAAAAAATTGACTGCCGGTGTATTGAACGGAACAGCCTACCAAGAAACGATGACCGTGACGTGGAACGGAGAAGAATTTGAGGTGGATATTCGCCCTCTGAACAACAAAGAGGCACTGGAAGTCGAAGAACTCATGCAAGAAGGCGTGGCAGTGAAAGGAACGCCAACACTGAAAGGCAAGGTGGCACAAACACTTCAATTCGATACAAAAGCCAACCTGCGCGGCCGGAAACGGGCGGCAATCAAAGCCGTGGCATACGGGACGGTTGACCCGATGATTACAGAGCAGGTTGTGGAGAACGAATTCCCGCCGAAACTAGTGGATGAAATCGCCGGACGGATTTATGAAATCACAGGCATTGGCAACAAGCAACAAGTTCAAGAAGCGGTGGAAAACGATGATGATTCCTTTCTTCAGTCGTGAAGGAAGGAATTTTTATTTTCTTGTGAAAGAGTGCGGCGTTTCACCACTCGATGTTCCTTACATGACGCCGTTACAACAAGAGGTATTAATCGCCCATCATAATAAGATTCAAAAAGAGCGCCAAAAAGAAGCGGAGAAATTGAGAAGGAAACTCCCTTCACGGGCGCGTTTACGAAAGGGGAGATGAGGCATGGCGGATCAAGTCGTTCAAATTGCCATTTCCGGCGTAGACGAGGTGTCCGGCATTTTGAACCGCGTCACACGAAACGCCGAAAAGGCCTTCCAATCGGTTGAAAGTGCTATTGAGTCGATGCCGGATTTGGATATTCAAGCAGACCTGTCTTCAATCGTTCGACTGGAAGGAGCGATACGAGAACTCACTCAAACCATCCGTTCCATGCCCTCCCCGAAAGTGGATACGTCGCAAGCAAGGGGCGAACTCAAGAAACTACAAGATGAAGCGGAGAATACGCAGAAATCGCTGAAAGACATTGATTTTGAGCCCGTTCTGTCCGGCTTAGCGACAGGCGCAGGCATTTCAGCGGTTGTCGGGAAAGCGTTAGAGAGCGTAAACACGGAAACGAAAATTCGCGTATCCTTCGATGTTCCGCCAGAGTCCATTCAAACGGTCAAAGAAGCGACAAACACGGTCAAAGCGTACGGCATTGACGCGGAAAGCGCCCTAGAAGGCGTACGGCGTCAATTTGCGCTAAACGCGGATGCGAGTGACGCCGCAAACCGAAAGATTGTCGAGGGAGCCGGAGCGATTGCGGCCGCATATTCGGGAATCGACTTTACGGAGCTTATTCAGGAAGTGAACGAAATTGGCAGCGAACTTGAAATGTCGGATCAGCAAGCGATTGAACTCGTCAACGCCTTGCTACGTGTTGGCTTCCCGCCCGAACAACTCGACATCATTTCGGAATACGGCCAACAATTGCAACGAGCTGGGTTTGAAGCGAACGAAATTCAAGCAATTTTCGCCGCAGGGGTCGAAACGGGAACGTGGAACATCGACAACCTGCTTGACGGTCTCAAGGAAGGCCGCATTCGCCTTGCGGAGTTCGGCCAAGGAATTGACGAAACGACTGCTGAACTCTTGAAAGGAACGGGCATTTCGGCGAAGCAGTTGCAGGCATGGGGGCAGGCCGTTGCGGCCGGCGGTGACAAAGGGAAACAAGCCATGCAACAGGTCGCCAAAGCGTTGATGAACGTGGATGATGAAACGAAGCGAAACGCCTTGGGGGTAGCAATTTTTGGAACAATGTGGGAAGACCAAGGAGATAACATTGCGGAAACGCTTCTGAACATGGACAAGCACTTGGGTGACGCGAGTAAAAACCAAGACCTGTTCAACCAGACCGTGCAACAAATGAATGCTGACCCGATGGTGCAAATGCAAAATGCGTTCAACGATTTAAACACGGCTCTAGCTCCGGTGTATCGAGGGATTGCTGATGTGGTAAGCAAAGTAGCGGAGTGGATTTCTGAAAACCCGAAATTGGCGGCAACCATCGCGGCGATTGTCACGGTGATTGGCATTATCACCGGATTATTTTTGACGCTCGCGCCGATTGTGTCTACCATCGCTACGGCGATGGGCGTGCTTGGCGTCAGTTTTGGGACGATTGCGGCGCCGGTGTTGATTGTAATAGGCGTTATAGGAGCGCTCATCGCGATCATCATTTTGCTATGGAAGAACTGGGATTCTGTCAGTAAGTTTCTGTCGAACTCGTGGAACGCGATCAAAAGCGTGGCGCAAACCGTGTTCAGCGCACTTGGAGCGTTCTTCGTGAGTGTATGGGAAGGCATCAAGAGCGTATCCATCACGGTCTGGAACGCCATCAAATCAGCCTTGTCAACGGCGTGGAACACCATCAAAACGGTCGCTTCTACCGTTTTCGAGGCAATCAAAACAGCGATTTCAAATATTTGGAACACGATTAAGAGCGTGACATCGACCGTCTGGAACGCTATCAAGTCGGCGTTGACGGCAACATGGAACGGCATTAAATCTGCCGTCTCGGCGGTCTTTAACGCGATCCAAACAGTGATTTCGACCGTGTGGAACGCAATTCGCACCGTGACGACAACGGTATGGAACGCCATCCGTTCGGCTTTGACTACTGCATGGAACGCGATTAAATCTGCGGTTTCTTCTGTTTTCAATGCAATTCGGAACGTGATTTCAACCGTATGGAATGCCATCCGTTCTGTCACATCGAGTGTATGGAATGGCATCAAAAGCGCAATCAGTTCTGTTATCAACGGCATCCGTTCGGGAATTTCAAGCACGTTCAGCAGCATTCGCAGTATCATTTCAAGCGTATGGAATAGAGTGAAAAGCGCGACATCGAGCGCATGGAACAGCGTGGTTAGCTCAGTACGTGGCGCAGTAAACAAAGTCATTGGCTTTATCAACCGCATGATTAACTCGATCAACAGCGTTCGCATTCCGATTCCGAAGATTCCCGACTGGGTTCCGGTGATTGGGGGACGCGGCGGCGGCTCGATTGGGTTCAATATACCGAACATTCCACGTTTGGCAACAGGTGGTGTAGTTGACGAGCCGACGCTAGCGATTGTCGGTGACGCCGGAGCAGGAAACCCCGAGATTGTGGCACCGCAACGAATGTTGCGAAGCATCATCCGTGAAGAACTGCAAAACAGCGGAGCACAAGGAGCAGAGCAAATACAAGTTGTCGTTCCTGTCATCTTGGACGGCAGGGAAATTATGCGAGTGGTCACGCCTTATATCGACCGTGAACTCGGTCAACGGCGCATCGGAAAAATGAGGGCAAACGGCATAGGAGGGAGCGTCTTGTGATTACGTATGACGGGTTTGACCTTTCACCATATCTACTCGTTCGGGACATTGGACGCCCCTTAATGCCGCCGCAAGAAATCGCATCCATGTCTATCGCCGGAAGGCATGGCGCGTATTTCTTGGAGAAGCGGCATCAGTCGGTCGTCATTCCTGTCGAGGTGGTCATCTTTGAACACCTCGACATGTCATATTTTGAATTGAAACGTTTCTTGGCCGGAAAATTGAACAAGAGCGAGCCAAAGCCACTCATTTTCGATGATGAGCCAGACAAGTACATTAACGCCATCATCCAAGACCAAACGGAAATTGACGACTTGATTCGATCCGGTCAAGGGACGCTGAACTTTTTCTGCCCTGATCCGTTCTATTATGCAATTGAAGACGAGGTGTTTGAGTTCAGCGGCGCGGGCGTGTATGTCATCAATCGACAAAAGGGCAACGAGTATTCAGAGCCGTTGATTGAAATACAGGGAACATGCAGCGGCGGCTCAATTGGCGTGCGAACGCCGTTCACGTCCGTACGTTTTTCGGGAACGTTGCAACAGGGCGAAACGCTTGTGCTGGATAGCCAACTTGTCACGTCCTACATTGTCGATGGATACGGGAACAAGCGATCAGCGAATCAGCATTTAGACTCGATGGATTTTCCGTTTTTGGACATCGAGGAAAACGAGGTGGAGTTTTTCACAGAGGGAAATGCGACCATTCAGAAAGCGACCGTCTATGCTCGAAGCCGATGGATTTAGAAAAGAGGTGAAACCATGGCGCAAACTCCTTATCGCGACCTAACAAGCCAAGACATTTTGGCAGCTCATATTTCAGGCTTGCAACATGACATCAACAAAATGCAGGCGGTTTTGGAAATGCAGACGGCGCAAGAGACAGGGCACGTATTGACGCCTGTGGCCGATCAAGACGATCCGACTATCCGTTATCGCATTTATGAGGGAACGATTCGCAATTGGCTGGACAATCCGGCGCCTGTTATTTATCGAAACGGCGTCCAAGTTGACCCGAGCGAATACGAAATCAGTCCGGCGCACGGTGTTGTCGTCTTTCATGAGCAACAAAATTTGAACGATACGATTGCGGCGGATTTCACGTATATCACCAATGTTTCAGCATGGCGGCAAAGCATAGACGGGAGCATCGGAAGCATTCCATCGTTGCAACAGGCGGTGGATCAACATTCGCTGTTGCTTGCTAATAATCCGGCGGGAGTTGAGCCCTTTTATCCGTTGTCGGGAACGTATGTCAGCCATTTTCGGCGCGATTACAATCCGTTGAATGCAGACGGAACGGCGAACGTGAACAGCCACGTGCCCGCATTTCAGATATTGGTTTACGGCAACACGATTGACGCTTTTCCTTTTCCGTTGCCAACCAAAACCCGATTCAACAAGGCGGCGATGAAGCTCAATTCGGCCAGTACGGACGTACCACTGCGGATCGGCATTTACCGAGATAACGGCCTGCGGCCGAGCGAATTGCTCTTTCAAAGCCCTGTCATCACCATTCCGGCGGCCGGAGGGTGGGGCATGGTGGACATTGATTTGGAGTTAGAACCGGGGTTCTATTGGATTGCAAGGCACGATGGGGCAACAGCGTATTATGACGGACTGAACCAAGTCAGTGCCATTCCTATCGTAGGATTCGACGCCCAAACGTTCTTGCAAGATTTGTCCCCACGTCCAAACCCACATACAGTTTACGGCGGCTATCGGGCGACAAACATTCCTTTTGGGGATATGCCGTCAACGTTTCCGGCAAGCGGAGCGCTGTTTCAACGAAGTTCCTATTGCTCGCCTTGGCTAGTCGTGGCGTGAGGTGACGCCTATGCTGAAATACAATCAGTTGAGAGTCGGGCAGTATAACCTGCTTGGCAAGATTCGATACAACAGCCAACCGCCACAACGACAACAGCCCTTGTATAGCCGACTGTCTAACGCCTTGCTTGTCGTGTATGACCAAGAGGGGAAGCGACTTGGCGTATTGGAAAACGCCGATGATCCGATTTTGGAACAAGAGATTGGCAGTGTGGATACGCTGACGTTTTCCCTTCCATACAACGATCCAAAACGGGAGTACATTCAAAACGAAAACATCATCGAAGTCGTAAATCAGCGATATTTCGTTCGCGATGTTTCAAAAGTGAGAGCCGGAGGGCGGCTTGAACTTGTTGTGTATTGCGAAGCGACGTGGTACGACTTGCAATATACCGAGCCGATGAAAGTGTGGAGTTGGCAGGACGCGACGCCGGAACAAATCATGGCGGATATTCTGGACGGGACGGGGTGGACAGTCGGGCGCGTAGAAGTGACAGAGCGCCGAAACCTTCAGTTGGAAGAAGGATTAACGAATCGGCTGAAAGCATTGAGAGAGCTTCCCAACGTCTTTACGGGCGAGTTGTGGTTCAACACAAGCAACAATACAGTCGATTTCTTGCGGCCGGAAGGAAGAGATTCCGGAGCATCTATCGTCTATCGGAAAAACATGAAGGAAATCGAAGTGAACTACAGTACGAAAAATCTTGTCACAAAGCTGTACTTGTACGGGAAGAACAATATGACGATTGAAGACGCTCATCCAGAAGGATTGCCCTATATTGAAAACTATCAATATACGACCAAGAGGAAAGTGCTTGTGGCAAAAGACGAGCGTTTCACCAACCCGTTCCACCTTTACGAGCGCGGTTTGTATGCCTTGAGCATCTTGTCGCGTCCGACTGCTTCATACGTGATGAAAGTCGCCGACTTGTCGAGACTGTCGGGGTTAAGCCATGAACAATTCGCCCTTGGCGATAACGTGTTTGTGTACGACAAAGAATTGGGCATCAACGAGAAGAAGCGCATTGTTCGTTGGAAGTACAACATCAAAAAGCCGTGGGAATCGGAAGTGGAGTTTGAACGTCCACAACCGACGCTGTCTGATTTGCTGTCGGGTGTTCAGGAAGCGGCACCCGTTTTGGAATCGGAGGATACGGTAGACAGACAGGATTTGCTGAACCTAAGCGTCTTTAACTACCTCATGAATTCCCGTGCTGATGACGGGTTCAACTATTGGACGAATAACGGGTGGGAGATTGATCCGGTCAACGGATACAGCGGCAATGCCTCGTTTAAGGCAACGGCCGAAGAAGGGAAAACCAAGACACTCAAGCAAATCGTTTACCCTTCCCATCGCGATTCGTATTCCATCAGCATGCGAGTGGCGGCGGAAAACTTGCAAGTCGGGAGGGGGCGCGTCGGTGTTTACATTCGCATCAAGTACGCGGACGGAACAGAAGACGAGCCAATTTGGCTGTCACTGGCCGGAGGTGAGACGATATGATGTTCCAATTACTCAATCAAGTTATCGAAGTGAAAAACCCCGATCGGGGCGTTTCGGCGATTGAAATTGAGTTTGTCGTGGAGAATTGCCAATCGGGGCAGGTGAATGTCACCGACATCATGCTGCAAAGCGGTTCAATCGCGACTTTGTGGAAAGGGCATCCGTCGGAAACACGTTGGTCTCTAGACGGGTGATGGTATGAATAAAGGAGATTGGACGCGATTTCTCGCCACATTGACCAAATTTCAACGAAAAAAAGTGGATCATATCGAATTTGAGCTAGTCGCTGAAAACCTGCGGCGCGGAGCGATCCGCATCACTGACTTGCAATTGCAAGAAGGCGAACAGGCGACGGCTTCCATTCCGAACACGGCGGAATGGTTCCAACCTGCATACGGAACATTGGACGAAACATCAACGGCCGTTGGGGGAGACGTTTATTTAGGCGATCAGCCGCGAGTATTCGAGAATGTGAAAAATCGCTTCTACAACATTGTCGGGCGAGGACATGAAGCGATTATCGTGCCAAACGTGTACGAAACAGACTTCTCACGTCAACTGACGACTACTGTCGTGGACATCACGCTATACGCGAAAAACGACTTCGATTTGTTGCGGATTTCCACCAACTATGGAGACTATGTGGACGAATACGAGCGAGTATATCCCGACGAGCCGGAACATCCCTTAAATAAGCGATACAGCCGTGAATTTTTCTTTGAAGGCGGCGCGGCCGGAAGCGAAATTCGGTTGTGGGGCTCAAGGAACGAGGCGTCGATCAACGGCGTTCCGGCCAATCGGGCGAGCCGGAGCCTGCCTGTCGGCAACGGAACGCTCAAGATAAGGCGTCAATTGTTCATGGGCTTGCCTTATGGCTCGAACCGGATTCGCATCGAGTTTTACAAGCTAGTTAATGGGAAAATGCAAGACGTTGGCATTGGGTACTGGGGAGTTGTCGAACTCATTCAATGGCAGGAAGGGAAGTCCAAGCCATGATAAAGCTGTTATCTTGGTCGCTAAATGAGCCGTCAAACGCTGAATTTGAGCAATACGCGAGAGAAGTCTCAACAGGCTTATGGGAAATCATTGACCCGAACGCTTGGAAGAATTGGGGCGGCGATCAGCGCAACTTTTGGTACGCGTTTTTAGAACATCACGACAAAATACATGCGTTTGGTCTTCACGATTTCGGTGTATTAGCGGACGGTTCGATTTATCATTACAAGGCCGGAGAAGCGTATCCAGTCTTGACCGATGACGAGAGCGGCATTCGCTATTGGATGAGAGATTCGTTGCGATTTTTGGTGGATCACTACCCGAGTATCAAGTGGTCGTTACAAATGGTTTGTTTTAATGAAAGTCGGGTAGAGCCGATGTTAGATAACGTGAACAATGCACAAGACACGTTCATCCGACAACTGCGGAAAATCGCCGAACTCTACATGAACCGTTTCCCGAACCGCATCAAAGGGATTGAGATGGACTTTGAAAAAAGTTCGTCTCGAAGTCGCTCATATCAAGAAGCGGAAAAGTATCGCGATTTGCTTGTAAGGGTGAAAAACGAGGTTTGTATTCCGTTAGGGCTGGAATTGCGCGTGAACCTTCATGCGATGACGGGCGATTTTGAGCCGTATTGGTATCAATGGACAGACTATCGAACCGTTGCTAGCGGAAGGGATTTGAACGGAAATCAGGCTATCGACGAGTTTCAAATCATGTCCTATGATTTCTCGTCGGGCAATACTGCGCCTGGAGCATCTACCCCATTATGGTGGCTCGAACAGGTGTTAGATCATGTCCAAAATGTACTGCAACCAGAGAAGGTGTATGTCGGAACAGCCGCATATGGACGCCGTTGGCAGTTGAATGAGAAGCGGACAGGGACAATCGTCAGATATTGGCAAATTATACAATGGCAAAACGGATTGTTCAAGCATAACGCTGGCAGTAGAAACGAGAATGACGAATTTGTTTGGTATAATCAATCGTTCATTCCATATGCCGGATTCCATGATGAAGAATCATCCTACGAAAAGACGTATTTGCATGTGTATGACCGATTTGCGGTGCAGTTCGCAACGTTAAAGACGTTTAACGATCAAACCGTGATTTTCCGTGATACGTACAACGGACAGGACTACATCACAAGCTATTCGAAGCACCAAAGAGCGAAGTTCACGGGCATCAAGAAAATATTGAACGATGTGACGAGCCGGATGGGGAACACGCGAACAGGCACGACTTGGACGCCGCGTGATACACTGTCCGGCTATACATTTTACGGCTATTCAGCGCATTCGGCGGTCTACAACTACAACAAAGACCTGAACACATGCGAACCGGCAGAAGGAAACGAAGGGCAGGACGGGCGCTTGTACTACTCATTCACCCTGCCAGAAGCGGGAAGCTATCGACTGATCGCCGTTGTCTATTTCCCGTATTTAAACCCGCGGATTCCTATTAGCGTGAACGGACAGGGCTTTGTCATCGGGGAAAAAGGAAATCAGCCCGAATGGTATCCGTTTTACGTCAATCCCGACAGGCATTTCTACGACTGCGGTGTTTTTTCGTTTGGCACTTCAAACACGATTGAGGTTGGCATATGCGAAGACGATGCGCAAATTCTAGGGTTTATCGTTTGCGAGGCGTTTGAGCATGGCATGTCGGGCGGGGAAGTCGAGTATCGCGTCAATTTGCAGCCGACGTGGAAACGGGGAGAAGTGACAAACGGGATCGTTTCAAAAGTGCAGGCCTCCTTTCCGGCGAACATGACGATCACAGGCGAACTATTGCGCCGCCCTCCACGTCCGGCCATCATTTGGGAAGACCTGTTCGGACCACATGTCCGAAGCGGCATTACTGACTTGGCAAAGACGAGATACTACCTGCATGTCGATCCAAGTTACATTCCGCCGGGCTCTAACCCCGACCCCGATTTACAACGATGTGTCGGCACTCCAGTGAGCAGGGGATACTCATTTGGAGCATGGCGCCCCTATGCGGCGACAAGCACCGAGGAAGCGCACGTATTCGCCGATACAAGGACACAGTCTATGCAATTGATCGTCAACCGCCAATACGAGATGAACGCCCATATCGAAGCGGATTTGCGCGCTGACGTGAACGACAGAAACGCTGTGTACGGCATTCGCTTTTGCGCCGATCAAGCCGGACAAATTGGGCGAGGGTATGTCTTTGTTGCTGACCATCGAGCCGGGCGGTTCTATTTGAAATACGAGAGCGGAGGAAGTTCCCAAGTGCTAGCGTCCGCACCTCTCACGTTGACGCTTGGACAACGCTACACATTCAAAGTTCGAGTGCACGGCAATCATATCAAGTGCATGGTCGGGAACACGGAAGTCATCGAATATCCGAGTACACAAACGTTTCCGGCGCCGCCAAACAAGGGAGCGCACGGTGTATATGCGAGTGGTTGTCGCGTGAAGTGCTATCGACTGCAAATCGCCACAAATGATCGGTATGAGCCGATGGAGAAGGTAGCAGCGATCATCGACGGCGTGGAACATGTTGCACTTGAAGAAACGCGGCCGTACAGCTATGACGAGCTAGGCTATCTTGTATATTCGGGCTTTGACCCCGATGAAGGGTTAGGCATTAAGATTTCCAATGACTACGAAAACCTCCCGATTGTAACCGTGCCGTCTTGGCAAGGGGAGAAAACCATCCGCATCCGTATGGCGGACGCAGGTGTATGGCTGCGCAATTTCTATGTCGGCGATTCGGAAGGCTATTCGATTGCGTGGAACGGCGACCTTGAAAGTTTCATCAAAGCTGCCGAATACACAATGCGATACGGTTGTAAAGGTGTGGCGATGTGGACAATCGGGCAAGAAGACCCGCGGATATTCACTTATATCCCATGAAAGGAGGTGAAGTCATGGGCATTTCACATGACGGAAACGGGGTGACAATTACACTGCGAGAGATTTATGACTCGCTAAATGGGGTGTCGTCGTCATTGGACAGACTGGAACAACGAATTATTCGTTTGGAGGAAAAAACGTCCATGGCCAGTGAAGCTGATGAGCGAAGCCGGAACGCCTTGAAAAAGGCGGAGGAGGCGTTTCAAAAAGCAAGCGAAGCGCTTGTCCTGATCCAAGAAAAAGAGGCTGAGAAAAAAGAATTCAAGAAAATGTGGTTTAGCGCGATCCTAACAGCTATTACTCCTTGGCTGTTAGGTTTTTTATTCGCGCTTATTTATCTTGTCCAGAAAGGAGGTGAGTTGTGATGAAGGATTGGAAGAAAATCATCGGGTATTTCATCCCGATTGTCGCGCTTGTGATTGCGAACATCGCGAAGGTCGATGATCCAGAGCAAATCGAAGGGGCGCTTGAAATCATCGTTTCTGGCGTTTTTGGTTTGTTGGCGGCGATTGGCGTATACCAAAGCCATGACAAAAGTGACGAAAAATAAGTGAAAAATGGAGGGGTACTATGCCTTGCAGTGAAATGCCCAAACCGATGGTTGTATGTACTGATGCTAGCTATTATACTGAAAAAGCTACTTCGATTGATGTAACAGCGTATTACAGTGGTGGGGGAATCGGAGATCCGAACAGCGACGGATTTATCGCGCCAACTTGGGATTATGTCATGGCGCTTGAAATCTATGATGGTTATTGGAAGGCTGTTGAATTGCAAACAGGATATTTTAGGCATCAAACGCCAGTTAAAAAGTTCTATCTAGCTGGAAAGAAAGAAGGACGATACAGAGTCCGTATGTACTATCAAGCCAGAGAAAATGAAGAATATACAGGGGTGATAACAACATATTCTTTCATGGTGTATCGCTGATTATCAAATGAAGGGGCGTATGAATTGGCGCTCCTTCATTTGAAAGGAGTTGAAAAATTGGTTAAAATGGTAACGACACAATAAGGCCAAGGGGGAGGGTTTGAGTTGGGCAAATGGATCTCTGGAGCAGTCGCTGTTGTTTTATTAGGGATCGGTTTTTTTGTCCTAATGAGTGAAAAAGATGACGCCAAACCTGTAAGGGCACAGCAACAATCAGAGCAGGAACAAAAAGAATGGCTGGTTGTCGGAGTTGATCCAAACAATTCTCCAGAATATAAATCGAACGCAGAACTTTACTTCGCGCACCTTAACTCAGCTATTTTCGTGGACAAAGCAAACGTGAATAATGGGGGAACGAGTTTAACGAACGAGGATTATAGAGGAATTCTAAAAGAACTAAAGGGAAATTTAGACAGAATCAAATATAACGGAGAAGAAAAAAAGGATGAGCTAGAAAAAGCAAAAGAATTGGTGAATCAAGCGATTCAGAACGACGCGAAAAAAGGTGATAAAATTTTTGACGAGATTCACGAAGTTATTCACGACTTAGATTTACATTTCAACAAAACTCACTTTGCCGATGAAAAGCTAACCGAGAAAGCTGACAATTAACCAAGAACGAATGACGCCTGTAAAGGGGCGTTTTTTTTATTTGCTTTTATTCCAAACTAAAGAGGGAATTGATGTGACTGAATTGGTTCAAGTCAGAACGATGTATTACGAATCATGCGTATACGGAAAGTTTTGGTTTTACTAAGAATGGGCCCTTTGGTAAGATAAACACAAAGAGCGAAGCCAAAGGGAGGATTAACACGGTGAAAAAGGTTGGGCTCTTCTCCGTTTTGTGTGTAGTGATTCTTGCTGTCATGTGGTTCGGAAACGGAAAAGAGAGCAGGAACCCATCTCCGCCGAAAAACGACTCCGTGCAAGTGATGACTGTTCAAGAGGAGAGTGTTTCTGAAAGAGAAAAACAGGAGAAAGAAAAGTTTGTACTCGAAAAAAGTGAATTTGGAAGTGTAGAGGAATGGTTGAACCACACGAACAAGTCGCTTCACTCAAACGATTATGAGCCGTTTTCGAGTAGAGAATCGTTCATGATTCACATGGCATACTCAAGCTATACTTATGCAAGACACTTTTACTACCTTGAGGATGAGATTTGGATGAAAATGAAATTGAGTGAACTGATTAAGTTGTTTGGGAAAATGAGGAACGAAAGCGATTCGAGCAAATATGATGAATATATCAAACAGTTCGATGCGATCTATAACGAAATTCAAAAAGAACAGCGCCTGTAAAGGGCGCTTTTTTATTTGCTTTTACTACAAACCAAAGGAGGAATTGACATGGCTGACTTCATTCAAGTCATCGACCCCGGCCACGGCGGCCACGATCCGGGTGCGGTAGCGAACGGACTTCGTGAAAAGGATTTGACGCTGAAAATCGCGCTCTATACGAGAGACTACATTTATGAGCTATACGAAGGTGTCAAGGTCTATCTCACTCGCGACAAAGACGTTTTTGTCAGCTTGAGCGACCGCGCTGCTTTTGCCAACCGACTCAACGCGGATCACTTTTGTAGCATTCACATCAACGCAGGTGGCGGAGAGGGATTCGAGTCGTACATTTACAACGGCTCGTATCCGAGCAAGCCGAAAACGCAGGCATTGAGAAACGTTTTACACGATACCATTGTTGCCGAAACGAAATTTGTTAATCGCGGGAAGAAAGAGGCAAACCTTGCCGTTCTCCGCGAGACGAAGATGCCTGCCGTTCTGACCGAGAATGGGTTTATTGACAATAAGGATGATGCCGATTTTCTGAAGTCGGATGACAATCTGCGGAAGATCGCACTGGCGCATGCACACGGGCTGGCCAAAGCGCATGGGTGGAAACCAAAAGCGAAACCCGCGCCGAAACCGTCTACCGACGAGAAAGTCTTCTACCGAGTGGTGGCCGGAAGTTTTGCGGATCGTGAAAACGCCGAGAAACGGGTAAGGGAATTGAAAGAAAAAGGGTTTGACTCTTTTATTGATGTGTACAGAGCCTAACTACTTTCAAACGGAAAGGGGGTGATTTAAGATAAAGGTAAATACCAAACTCTAGGAGGATTTGTTGATGAAACTTTATCCGATGATGATTGGTATGTTTGTCGCTGTGTTGTTGTCAGGGTGCTCCGAATCGCCGGATAAGGAATCGAAGTCGGACAAACCGAAAACGGAACAGACGGCGCAAAACGAGGATATAAAGCAAAGCCCGAAGAAGGAGAGCCAAACAGAAGAGCAAAGCAAGGAGAAGGAGACTCGAAACGAAGAACAAAGTTCGAAACAGGAAGCCCAAGCAGAGAACCAACAATCGGAAAACGATGAGTACAAAGATATTAAGGCATACGTTGAGCAAAAAGTGAACTGGAAGCCGGGTGTGAAAGAGAGCATTCAAAAGTTTGTCCGGGATCACCATAAATTTTACGAGGATACACTCACCTATGGGAGAATCGAGAACGTCAATTGGGAGCAACAAAAGGAGCACGCCGACACCTTGATTAGGGAAGCAAAGGAAATCCTTCCCGAGATCAAAGAACAAGTCAAAACTATGGAAGAAAAAAAATTATTGACCGATGTGATGATCGACGATGATCCGCGACTTTTGGAAATAGATTTTGAAACTATTATGACGATCGCTGAAATCGCGACAAGAAAAAAAGACAAAACAGGGCTTGTGTATCTACATCGAATTTTACACGACTTGGACGTTGAGTTGAACGGAACTCAAACACATAAATTCGGGATGAGTTCATACTATCATGGTGGAGAAAACCGTCCGAAGCTATGGGAATATATCGAAAAAAATGGCAGAGAGAGCCCGAAGATATGGGAATAGAAAAAAACAAGAGGCGATATGAAGTGAATTGCGTTACAATTAACATATAAGAATAGATTAAAAAAGGTATAGGCACAACCATTCTACAAGCAGAATTAAATATCTATTTTCAGGCGGGGAAAGTCCCTTAACAAACGATATGCTTCATTTTCAATTTCAATATTGAATTTCGCCCACAAATATTTTACTCACACTCATCTCCCGCTTATCGTTGGGCTATGCCCTTTCACGCGCTTGAAGCGGGAGACTTCTTTCGGAACTATGTTAAAAAGATAAAAAACCCCGGCAGATAGCCGAGATTTTGATTATTGCAGGGATTCTGCAATCTTGATTAATTTGTCGGCTTTAATGTTCATACCTCGGACATTAAAGTAACGACCATCTTTCCAAAATATCAATTGAATAGGATCATGTTCGCCACGCTTAATCAACCATGCATCTACGCCAGCTACTTGAATTTTTTCTCCTTTTGAGAGAACATTCATCGGCTTAACTGTTCCATCATCATCGGATTGAATGATTAACAATTCTTTTCGTTGATACTTTAACTTCTTATCAGCGTCTTTATCCACCCACGCCTGTTTGACAACCGTTAGTTTTTTGGCTCCTTGAGTAACTACCTCTGTTTTAGGTTCAAGTTCTTTCACATCTTCCGGAAGCACAGTCGGTTTTTTGGCTTTAAACGACAGTTTGTCTTGGGCAATTCCATTAAAACGTTCGACCTTTATTTTTGTATCTTCTGTCACTTTCGTGTTTTGATAGGAATTTGCTGATGTTGCTTTTTCTTGTGAAACAAAACCGGAAATAACAACAGCAAGTGCTGCTCCTACAATACCGCCAATTATGAGATTTTTCTTCTTCATGATAACCCCCCTTATAAGCACATGTACGTTAATCTTTCAAAATCATGGTCAACATGCCAATAGTCCTCGGAATTGTTAGTTGTTACATCAATATACCATCCATAACATGCATCACGCAAATAGGTAGCCGGATAGCTATCGGTTAAGTTATAGTTCCATTCATAATATTGAGTAGAACCTAAATAACCAACATAGACCCGATAATCCTCAAACTCTTCCCATGTAACAGGTCCAACAATACCATCGGCCGCTATACCTTCGTTTCTTTGAAAATTAACCACTCCATTATAGGTTTTAGAACCCCAATATCCGTCGACTGCACTATAACCCCAAGGTGTATCTTTTAGCATTCGTTGAATGGCCAGAACATACCCACCGTCTGTCTCGTATCCATAGCCGATCGTGTCGTTATTGGCCCAATTGTCTTCCATATCATGGGCGGAAGCACCTTTAGGCGAAATAAATAATCCTAGTCCGAGTAGAAAGGCTCCTAAACATAATGATAGACGTTTCACCACTTTTAACTCCCCCCTATCATTATATTTTCTAAATTTTCCTAATTTAAACTTAACGAATTTGGCGGAGTCAGTCAAGACTTTGTGGGAACTTTTTTTGGTTCACTACGGACGTTGTCAATGGACGGTTAGTGAACCATTTTCAGGAATTAATATCGCAAACGCTTTCGGACTCTCATCCCTCATCTTGAGGCGGTGATATTGTATTCCATTTTTTACACCTAACCAACATCCCGAAGTGCCGACGGCGCTTGATACATCGGCGTCCCTGATGACCGCTGAAGATACGGGATGTTTTGACGCATCACATCCGCCAACAACCGCCCTGTCTTCCGTTTGGCCTGTTCGATCCGAGCTGGCTTGGCCGAGGCTGCAGTCCGGGTCTCTTCCTCCTCCAACCGCCCATTTCTCCACGAAATTCATAGTAGTCGTTCCATCGAAAGGTCACTTCGCCAAACAGCGTTTGGATCTTGGTCGGCCGTTTGTCTTTCAGCTGATACCGGTGCTTGTCCCGGGCTTCCGCCAGTTGTTGGTCGATCACCTCCAAAAGGGCGGCCAACAAGATGACGAACACCTTTTGAAGAGTTCTTAACGATTGTTCCTCCAACTCTTTTCGTACAGGCCATTCTGTGGTAAGATGTTGTTGAATTTTCATGGACTCTCTCCCTCCTGTTTTCGGTTGATGTGGCCAATCACCATCATAGCAGGGAGAGAGTCCTTTTTGCATAAGATTTGCTTGGTTCCTACCGCGCTTCGCTTGGTGGCCCCGACGAGCGTCGTGAACAAAAGTTCGCAACCCTCGTCGGGGAATCATTCCTGAATGTCACCCACAAATATTTTACTCACACATAAAGAAATGACTTGATGAAGTATTTATTGGATGAGTTATTATCTTGGAAGGAGAAATGAACATGTTTCCAATCATCGGCCGCCTGCGTTGCCCGATTTGTTCTGAGCCGGTTCAGCCAGACGAGAAAGTGTTCTTCGACATCATCAATACGGTAATGCATCAAAAATGCTACTACAAGTTTCCACAGCGCCGTCTCCCTATAAAAGATGAAGGAACGTTTCAGAAAATGCTTTTGAAGTATCCGTTTTTTCATGAGGACGATGAAGATGATTCGATATGAAAAGCCCCTTCTCATTCGAGAGGGGCTTTTTTAATTTAAATGTGACTCATTTTCCTTAACTGCACTGATATAACGAACCTCGACTCTTATTGTATTCTGTCATTTTCCCATTTCCTTCAATGCTTTATCCATCTGTCTTTCATTCGATTTTACGGCAGAACTATTCACAGTATCCACACCGCGATATGTATATTTTAAGTTTTGATGATAGTCAAAAGCAAAATCTTTTACAGCACCTTCACTGTTTCGTTCAACAATATAAGATTTAAAAATATTAGTTAACATGCGTTCATGATTATCCAATTCACTTAAATAATTTCCGGATTTGTAATCATTGATTATGTCATTCTTGAATTTTTCAATCTCATCCTTATTGAATTTTGTTTTATATTCCATCATTAATTTTTCAACTGCATAATATTTATCTGCCGGTTTATCATCATTTTCGGCAATTTCTTTAATTTTCGATTTCCAATCTACATCTTCTTTATTGGTTTGCTCTTCAGCTTCCTCTTTTGCTTTAGTATTTTCTTCGGCTGGTTTCGATGATTCTTTTTGGATTTCCTCTTTAGGTGTTTCTGCGGATTCTGTGTTTTTCTGTTCCTCAGTCGGCGGCATAGCTATTAATGCGATAATAAAAAGAACCAATGAAACAATTGTAATTACCCCACCGTAATATTTTTTCTTTTTAATTTTACCTACGATAAACAGTACAACACCAACAATTATCCCGACAAATCCCAGTGCGACAAGAAATTCCACTGTTTTATCATCCCCTTTGATAATTTTTTTAATAATATTATCATAGTTGGTGTTTATCTGCCATTACAGAGAAAATACAGTTAAAAGAGTGATATGTCATTTGGTACTTAAAATGAGGAAATGCGGATAAAATTCAATGGATTAAACTAAAATGGTCTGCACATGTTGGCGGTGCAGATGAGTTTGACGGAGAAACGAAAGAATACGAAGTTGAATTGAAATTGAAGTAATGAAGCCTACTCACTTTGAGTAGGCTCCTTTTTTATCCATATCTCCTCAAGCGGTCTCTTCAGTTCTGTACAGATCGCATAGGCCAGATGGAACGAAATGTTGGAAAGAGAAAAGGCGGATCGCTCCGCCTTTTTTGCACGGGATAGCAGCCTTTGCACGGGATAGCAGCCGAAAATAATTTTGCACAAATTTTGCACGGCAAGGAATTTGAAAGACTATAAACTTTGGAAAATCAAGGTTTGGAGGGTGATGGTTATACTCCCACCATCGGCATCGAAAATAGGGAAAAGGCTTTAGGGACAAGGGGTTTCACGTAAGTGGAATCCCTTGTTTTTTATTTACCGAATACGATTCGAGAAAAGAAAATCGTGTGCGTATAATCGTGTTCGGTGAGGTGAAATGGAAAGTGAAAAGAATAGAAAATGAGAGAAAATTGCAGAGAAAGAGCAAGAGAGGAAGAAGAGGAGAGCTAAGTCGTGAGGAGTTATTGCTAATATCTGATGACAACACAGAAATTGAATACACATTTGAGGAATTGTTAGAGATATTTATTGAGGATTGCGAACTAAGAAATTTGCGGGAACATACGATTAAATATTACCGCAGTGAGTTAAATGCGTTTATAAAACTGCTGAAAGAGCAAGAAATCGAGTTGCGTGTAAGTGAATGGACAGGAGAAACCATTAAGCGAAATATCATTATGTACATGAAAGAAAAAGGTCTTAAGACAGTCAGTATCAATTCCCGTTTGAGGGCTTTAAGGGCGTTTTTTAACTTTTTGGAAGGACGGAATCTCATAAAAAGCAATCCGATGAAAGACATCAAATTGCTGAAGGATAGAAAAGTTCCATGAGCAATTTTTGCTCTCCACCCGGGCATGAAAATCCCCCTTTTCTTCCCATAATGAAGAGTAGGCGCAAACAGCTCAATAGGACGTTATACTTAATGGTGGCTTGGACCCTGTACA